CACCTATCATTAGTTGCATCTAATACACCAGTACCTATTCCCACATTAGTTGTACTATTTGCAGTAGTACAAGTATCATTGTAAGAAGCAGCAACAGGTAAGGTACAATATGTAGAACCTGCTGTACTTGCTGTTGTGGCAGTACCTGTACATGTAATAGTCACTGTATAACTAACTATATTCCCAATTTGTGTGTATCTTCCAGCATATGTTGCTCCACCAGTACCATTTACAACTGTTAAGTTTGTAAATGTGGGAGTCCAAGTACCAGAAGAAGAAGAGGTTAGAGCAGAGTATTGAGCAGCAGTTATATGATACATTTGACCAGAACTACCACCCTGTAATCCTTGTAGATTATTATGGTCTCGTTGAGCTATGTCAGTGATATTAGAACCAGCAAAGTTAATAATATACCAAGGAACAGAACCTGATGTAGAGACATAGTTACGCAATTGGCGATACCACTCTAACCAAGTAAAGCTCCCCGGTTTATCATTAACAGGTGGCGGAGGTAAAGGTCCTGACGCCATCAGTGATCTCCATTGTAATAAGTAACTTCTAAGGATTCCAAACGTAGTGGATAATTCAAAGCATTTCTGATATTGAATGCTCTACGTCTAAACGCACCCCCCCGTGCAAAGTTAGGGAAGTCATCTGTTAGGCTAATTGTTTTTGTATTAGACCATGTTTGATAATCATCATCTGTCCATTTAACATCTACAGAATTACCACTAGCATACCTGTCACTAACAATTCTAAAGTTACATAGAAACTTGCGTTTAATAGTATCCATGTCATATTTGTTGGTTGTTAGTTCAATGAGGATCGCAGTACTTATATCTTGATAGGATGTGGTGTCAAGTTTTGATAGAGTCCCGTCAGAAATATGTTGTAAGTATGCACTGCCAGTATGGTTGTCACACATGTAATTGTAAGAGAATACTGAATGATTTCCTGCATTGTTTGAAGACCATTCGTGCCAGAGCTTTTCATCAACGTCATATACAAGGGTCCTATTACTAGTGGGTAGATTAATTACAAAGAACAAATGACCCATTGTGCGGACACCAAATCCACGACAATCGGACATATCAACTTCATCATCTAAGATACGATCAATAAATTCATCGCTGATTCGTTTAGGTTGGAAACCCTCAATCTGCCATACTGCTCTACCACCTGACTCTGACTGTCCAACTACAATACAGAACTTTTCGTTCTGATATACACAGTAGGGGGCAGCTACACCAAATTGAATCGTTGTGGAGTCATTACGAGCCAATGGTGAGCCGTTTACGTTGGCTGCGTCATAGAAGAATTCAATGGAATTTTCACCCATAACTACAATTTGGTTGTTCTGTCGAGCTAATGCTACAACAGGATCAGGGAACATTTCAGCAGTTAGGTATTGACCAGAATCCCATTTAGTTGGATCATCTACAATACAGTTATATACATCACTACGTTGCGGTAGAATAATATAACCATCTAGGAAAGTAGGTGTCGGAATATGTGGAGTAGGGAAAGCATTAAGGTATGCAGTTGCTGTACCTTCCGTATCAGGAGCACCAGTTAATACTTGGAACGTAGTAACAGTACTAGTAATATTAACAGCAGCACCACCAGAAGTCAATGAAACTTGGAAAGTATTTGTAGTTGCACCAACAACATAATACTTAGTAGTAGTATCTAATCCAGTTGGTGGAGTCCCTGATAGTTTAACACGATCAGTATTAACCAGTCCATGGCTATTATAAGTAATAGTATCTGTACCAGCATCAACAGAGGTTGGTGTAAACTTAAAGGATACAGTTGGAGCAGTAACATATCCAGTACCTGCAGCAGTTACAGTAACAGAAGATAATGCACCACTTGTTACTGCAGCCGTAGCTGTTGCACCCGAACCACCTCCGCCGGATAGATAAACTATAGGAGTACCTACATAGTTTGTACCACCGGAGATAACTGAGATTGAGCGAAGGCCCGTATTACTAATCTGTGTAACAGTACCAGAAGTATTAATAATCCAACCCCCAGTACCATCACACACAAATAGATAATCACCAATAGTGGAAGAGTTGCCTACAATCATACCAACAGGACCAGTTGAACCTGTTAATGTAATCTTGTTAGTAGGTGTTCCACCATCCTCGATAACAGTATTTCCAACAACAACATAGAACTTACTGTTGAACCAAACACAGCCACGGCCCTCACCAGTTCCAAAGTCTTTATATAAAGAAAGACCCGGACGCTTATTCAGGAAAATTCGAGTACTCTCAATGGCCTCAACCTTGCGTGTCTCAGGGAAGATATTAATAAAACGTTGATCTTTACTTCCTGAACTATTACGGTTAGTTAGAGAACCAATGAGAGGTAGTCTGACATTCTCCTGTTGTTTTCTATTTTGTTGTTTTACTCCAGCCATTATTAAATTCCTCGTTGTCTAGCCATAGCCAGTTGAATTGCTCTACGTTTCATATCCATTTGTTCTTCTGGGGATTGTTGATATTGATCCTGAGTATTGGATGTTGAATTTAGCAAGGCATTCAGACCACCTGATCTTCCTGCTTGTTCTGAACCATGTACTGCTTGGTTCTGACTAAACAAAGAGGAGATACCACGACTTGCTGCACCACCAAACATCTTAGAGGCAAAATCACCAACTGAATCCTTCATTAATCCCTGTAAGGAACCACTAGCCATATTACCTAAACCAGCACCTGCGGCAGCATACAGAGGATTAATCCCCTTTCCTGCACCCAGAGCAGCCATACCAGCAGAGGTAATAGCACCAGTATTGGAACCAAACATATCACGGAGGTAAGAGGTAGGTGATGAGAAATCAGCCAAGTCTGCACCTGAGAAACCACCAGAAGGCATCTGATCCACCCCAGCCATTCCAGCCATATCAGAAGCACCAATGTTCATGCCTTGACTTAGCATAGATAGAGCACTACCAGTATAGTTACCGGTCTCAAGCCCACGAGCAAAGTCAGCAAAATAACCAATAGGAGCTAACGGAGTCATCTTAAGGATTGGAGAAATCTTACTCATAAATCCACCAAGACCACTTAATCTAAGTGATTTTTGATAATCCCATGAATCCTCATTAGTCCAACCCGGTAGTTTTTCAGCATTATCTTTAGGAATAAATACATCCTGTCCATCACCAAGTCTTTGAGTTAACTTACTCCAAGTATCCTCATCCTGAAACTGTCGCCATAGTTGGCTATTCATTTGCTCTTTTTTACTTTGTTTAGTAAGCGTGTCAGAAAAGGGATTAGAGTCAGCACCCGGACCTAAGTCAGTCTTATAACCTAACAATTTATTGTTCATTATAAGTGGAGTAGACCCATACAGAGTATTTAACCCTGAGATTAAATCACCCCGATTATTATGTGGGTTCTGAGCTAGGGAGTCAGCATAAGGAACACCATAATTGTCTGTTGGGAAATACCCCTTAAGACTATTCTGTGACCCATTAATCATTTGACCTAGTGCTTCCCATTCACCAAGAGCACTATGATACTTTGGAATTTCTACTGGATGTGTACGTGGATCAAATTCCATATTACCCAAATCAGTACCATCATTTATCATTGATGGTGTCCAATTAGGATCAAGTTTACTTATCTGGTCATTTCTATTAGCATTGGCATAAGCATTAATAGCATCACTAACAGAACCATAGTTAGTACCAATAGATGTGTTATTACTATCTAGGATATCATATTTACCATACCCTAAATCTTTTAAGTTATAGCCCTTCGTTCCAAACTGAGCGCCTGAATAATCAGTATCCCCATAGGAATACCACTCATTTCCATGCTTTGCCAGATTACCACTAAAGAGACTAGCAATGCCGGGATCAACATTTTGATTAGCAGCTAGTTTTCTACCTGCTCCCATGAAGTCAGATGGTTGTTGTGCCTCTTGTATATAACCTGCATTCTGTTCTTGGAAGGCACCGGGATTTTCCATCCCTGCTCGCATAGCCTCATTGCGCTTACGTTTATCACTGAAACCAGCACGTTGTACTACATCATTAACTTGTTCCAGTTGTGTAGGATCAAAACCTTCCATCACCAACTCCTAAAGTCGCGAGAAAAGTAAAGACTCCCTTCCTCAGTTCCCATACCAAGAGCCACATCTTTAATCTCTTTAGCTTCTGCACGAAGAGCCTGCCGTTGCTCAATTGGTAGTCCGTATTCAGGAGCAAGGCGTACAGCTAGACCATACTTAAGAGCCTCAAGCCATTCCTGTGGAAAGTCTGGATTATCTGTGGAGTTTACAAAATCCTCAAATGGACGTTGGTAAATAATAGATACAATATAATTTGTAGCTACTGTACTATCAGGAATTGGGAACAGATGTAAGTCACCATAGCTTAATTGTGGATCATAGTAACACTGAATTGGAACACCGGTTGATTGT